CACTTCGTAGCGGGATTTATCCCCCTTAGCTTAAACCACATGTATCGTGTACTAATAAAATGACCAGTACTATACATCTTGGATTTGATATGGGAATCCGTAATTTGGCGTATTGTCTACTGGAAATTACAGATTTGAGTGGCTGTCAAATCATTGCCTGGAATAATATTGATTTGCTGGAGGGCGGTGAAGCTTCTCAGGATGCCAAACGGTGTTGTGCCTGTCCTTCACCGGCAAAATGGCTGGGAGTTGCTGACAATACGAAATGGTGCCAAGGCTGTGCAACGGGTGTACGGCGGCGGCGAACGGCTACGCTTCGACCAACGCTACCAGTTCTCCCACAGAATTCTTCCTCGGTAGTAGCGATGCGTGAACTTCTGGTAGCTCGTGGAATTGCAGTAATAAGTATAAAGAAAGAGGCACTTCTTACAATGTTGTCATCGCATTACCTAATGCCCTGGAAACCGGCGAAGACGATGAATACGGCTATGACGGTATTGCGACGTGCGATGAACACGTGGCTAACAACAGTGCTACCTGTATTTGCAAAGGCTACGCTGATTCGGTTGGAAAATCAGCCCGTCATGACGAATCCGACGATGAAATCTGTGCAGATGATATTGTTCACCTTGCTCGGTCATCGTCTGGAGACGGAATATAATTGGAAAGGGGCCATTGATTTTGTACATGCGGGGACGAAATCACGTGGAGCCACGGCTACAGATTTGAGTGGTGCTGAGGCTACGGATTTGAGTGGTGCTGCTGCAGCCTATAAGAAACGTAAGAAAACTGCAGAAGACGATGTCCGGGCTATATTAGAACGACTTGGAAATAGGGAGTGGTCCGATTTTTTCCGAACACGGACCAAAAAGAGTGATTTGGCGGATGCATTCTTGATGGCGTATCGGCGTTAGTGATGTTTCTGGGACTTTGCTCCTATCGTTCCATGAACGTGCTTGGCACTAAGGGGTAGGGATGGATAACTCGATAAATTTCTTAAGCTAAATATGTATCGTAAACAGAAATTTTATTTTTGTTTAAGATATGTTTACGACATGTTCTTGTTTTTTAGATGCTTAAGAAAGGGGGTTTAAAAGGCACTTCGTAGTGGGATTTATCCCCCCTTACTTGGCACTATAATATCTGCTTTATACTTCGCCTTAGAGAAAATATGAATACTGTAGCAAAATTGCCACAGTATTCATAATAATATTCAATTTTCCACCTGCGTTCTTCATCTTAAAACGGACTCATCTTATTAACAAGATAGACTATGTCCGCACCTACGATACGTATTTCCGAGCCGATGAACTTTCCGGAGATTTCGGCAGTTCGCGATACGGGGACGGTTCTTGATATAACAGATATGAATGCCTTTGACTTGGGCATGTTGGGAAACCGTACAAAAATGGCGGCGACTCCCCCCCGAACAACTGCATCTCCGATGCCCGAACTCAAACAAGTTGACGATATTGAATTTGTCAGTCTGGATGATACGAATGTGACATTTGATGTAAAACCACCACCCAATCCGAGTGGAGATACAATTCGTATTATTCGCGATAATACGACGTTGCCTCCGAGTAATCCGATTGAGCCGGCCTTTCAACTTAACGCCGCTCCGCAACCAATACATGTACCCGCTGTTTCCGTAACACAAACCTCTCCTACTACACAGACTCAAGCTCCTACAAAATCGTGGTTTTCCAGTATAACCGGCTCAGCTACAGAGACGACACCAGCCCCTGCTCCAGCACCTGCTCCTGGTGGATTCCGTAGTTGGTTTAGTTCATCAACGCCCGAAGAACCCAAAGCACTTCCGCAAACGGCCTACTTAACTCCCGAGCAGGAGCAGGTGAAAAAGACGGAAGGCCTTACGATGCTAGAACGTATGGACCGCAAGGGCATCGCCGGAACTAAAATGACCATGATGAATTCTCTTGCCGAGATCGAAGCGGAAGTTGCTCGTCGCAAAGATTCCAAAGGTCTAGAAGCATCGATCCGTTTTCAGCGTTCTATGATGACCACTGTTACAAGCGGTATGGAATTCCTAAACAGCCGTTATGATCCGTTCGGTGTACATCTGGAGGGCTGGTCGGAACAGGTCAACGAGAATATTGAGGATTACGATGAAATCTTTGAAGAACTCTACGATAAGTACAAGGATAAGAGCAAAGTTGCTCCCGAAGTTCGTCTCATTCTATCACTTGGATTATCTGCCGGTATGTGCCACATTACTAATACAATGTTCAAATCGCGTATGCCCGGTATGGACGATATTCTTCGCAACAATCCGGATCTGGCACGACAGTTTGCAAAGGCTGCTGCCACTGAATCTGTAGGACCTGGATTTGCAAACTTTGTAAGCATGGGTCTTGGACGTGGAGAAAATCGTCCAGCCGAACGTGCCGCAGAGCCAATGGGAGACGATCTAGGCGGCATGGGCGGTTTTGATGCACCCAGCAATATGTCACCTCCTGCTCCAGTAACTGCTCGGCGTGAAATGCGTGGACCGACGGGTGTTGATGATATCCTTCGTACGCTAAATGCCGTCGGAGAGGCACCACAACGTAGCGTTCCGGCTACATCCGGTGCTGATTCAGAGGATCTTGGAAGCGTGGCGAGCGGATATACTACTGAAACTATGCGACGGAATGGTGTAAGCCGCCGTCGTAAGGCAACGACTACGCAACCGACGGGAGGTACGCTTACACTGAATGTTTAGATTGTCTTGGATATGTCCATTTATTACGAAAATAAATTCAATTTATTTTCATATTAACTAAAACGAAGGTTAGAAAAGGAGATGCACAATCTTGTATTCACCTCAGCGGGAGATAATACAAATTTTATAAATTGGTGGTGTTCGGATTCTAATAATTACGATATATATGTAATTTATTATGGAAACAATGAAGAAAACTATGCATTATATGCTAAATATGTTACATTTATAGAACGAAGAAAGGGGTCTAAATTTCAAAATTTTAATTATTTTTATAATAAATATCCAGATATAATCGCGAAATACGAAAGATTCTTTATTTTAGATGATGATATTGAGATTAAAAGTAATGATATAAATCGAATGTTTGCATTTTCGGAAAAATACAATCTATTGATATGTGCACCATCGTTTACACATGATTCTAAAATTTCGCATATTATTACTAAAAACAAACGAAATGTAATTCTAGAATATACAAACTTTATTGAAATTAATGTACCATTATTTGTAAAAGAAGCACTTATAAAACTAATGAATCATTATGATCCAATATTAATTGGATGGGGAATTGATACCCTGGCAATCTGGGCAAATGGATTAGAGAAAGAGAAGGCGTACGCGATTATACATGAAATTACTTGTAGAAATCCAAAAGAAGAAATGAAACTAGACAAACGCCGCGAATTATCATTAATTCGTGGTTATGATAACAGACGTAAAATATGGGAAATATATGCACTAATGAAAGGATGTCCGATTGACTATACATATATTCTTAATATGAAGGTTTAAGACATATTTATGATACTCTCCTGTTTTATTGATACTTAAGAAAGTTGGGAGCTATCCCCCTTACCTTAGACATTATAATATTTCAAAATTAATTCATGGTGTATTTCTACATCTCTGTCTCTGTCTTTTGTTCTAACACGAAAATGATAATCATTCGTATTTACATATTTTATATTTTGTTCGTATCTATAATATTTTGCAGTCCATCTCGACAATGGTATTATAGGTATATTCCATTTCTGTAAATACGCACCGATCATGACATCATCTGTCCATAAATTTACTATCGGGTCATCTATAACTCGTTTTACCAGATCGCATGATAATGTATAACAAGCTCCTGAAGGAAATCTTATTTTTCCCTTATGTACTCCAATAAAGGCAGCACAGCAATTTTCTTTTGGAAATGTCTTACATAATTCTAAATATTTATCAAAACGAATAAATGAACTAATATTTGGTCGCATTACAAAATCATATTTATGCAATTCGTCATACATAAATTTAAATACGCGTAATGTTTTTTCTGTTATTGTATAATAACTTTCTTCACAATTAATCAATATCTCATTATCACGTTTTAGTATTGGACAATCAATAGATGTATCACTTTTGTAAAAAAAACAGTCAAAATCTGGATGACTATTCATATATTTTTTCCAAGC